TAAACATCATTACATGACAAGCTTTTGGTTCGCCTTTAATGCCGGTAAAAACTAAGGTTGTATCTTCAGGTAAATTCAGTTTTAAATATTGTTCTTCATTTTCAGGCGTCGAATTGTTGACGAATCCGATTACTTGAAATCCTTCAAGCCTGGATACAAGTCGGGCAAACAATTCGGGGCGGTTGCAAGTGGGTACCAGTGCGATCATTTTTTTTTTTAAAGGTACCGGGAAGCAATGACGCGCTGAAGGACAAAAAAAGCAGCCCGGGGAGAGCTGCTTTGAATTATTCTGATTCTTTTCTCACAATATAGGAGAGTGGAGTAAATTGTACCGTATAAAAGCTTTCTGGCTTTGATGGGAAACGTTCAAAAAAACTTGGAGTAATAATTTCGACAATTCCTATCCAGCGAGTATCAAACCAAAACTCATATTTCATAAAATCATTGGCATAGAATTTTCGTTCAACTCTTTTAAAATCAGCCTTAAGAGGTTTCCGATTTAATAATTGAACTAAAACCTTTGTTACAACCTCAATTTCCGATTTTTGAAGCTGCTTAAGAACAGATTCATGTCCTGAATACCTCACCATAGGTAATTCATCTTCCATCACTATAGGCGCAATTGGTTGAAATTCCATACCTCAAATTTAAAAATTATTGTTCTGATAGCGACATTTCAATAAACTGTTTTTCATCAATGCGGCCTTCAGCGGCAAACTGGTGAGCTGCGTAGCCTTCATGCCACGGAAGAATCCGGCCATCAGGCAACTCTATTGATAAAGGTTCCATACCTATAGTTCCGGCAAGTTCCCATGCCAAAGCAACTACATTAACTAATTTTTCTGACTCTACCTTGTAGATCAGTTTGAAAGCTTGTTTTTTACTCATGGCTTTTTTAGGTCTTTTAAATCTTCACGGATATACGAAAGCTTTTCAATCAATACCATTGATTCAACTTCATAAGACCCACCAAAATGATATCTGGTTTTTGCAAGGTAGCAAACGGCATCGCCCAAAAGTTCAACGTATTCTTTAATACATTCATTCGAACTTTCCTGTAATTTTTCAATAGTATGAAGTGCCTGTTCTGTCAATATTACATTTTTGATAACCAACGCATTTTCGGTTTTGTTTTCTTGCTTAGGCATTGATGGCCTCCTTCCCTTCGTAATGTATTTTGGCTTTGATGTTATTGACTAAGCCGGTTGCAACCATTAACCGGTGGCGGGCCAGTTCAAATTCTTCTTTACGCAGGGCTTTCTCCTGTTCGGCAACCATTAACTGATGTGCCGGGTTTGTTAAATGCAAAACCGGCGAAACAAACATGAATGAATTTTCCATACTTTTGTAGTGTTAAATTAATTTTTAATGAATCCCCCGGCAGGTGTTAGAGCACCTGAGCCCCGGGGGATTGTTGATATTAATTGAGTTGTTTATTGACTTCATCTATTTTGGTACAGATTTTTTCAACTTCAGCTTCCTGTGCTTTTATTCGGAGCTTTATTTGTTCTTTTCTGAAACCTGCTGGCAATGGGTTTTCTACTTTCTGAGCAATTTGACGTTGATAAAGCAGTACATTTTTGTTTTTACCAATGTTTGTCTGGACGCTGTGTTTAAGTTTCATCAACTTCTCCATATCATCAGGGAGTTCGGCGCTATTCGATACCATTTGCGCAGTTGACTCTGGTAATTTCTTTTGTTCTACCAATGTACTTTTAATTTGTGCCCAATCTATTGGCGATGTAGCCAGACACAAATCACGATGTTGTTTTTGTTCAGTAATGTATTCCATTACCTCCCTGTTTACCCGAATTGCAGAATTAATGTTTTCAGTATATTTTCTGATATCTTCAAGCTGGGTAGTTTTCGATTCGTTGCCAACATACAGGTAATCGAAAACGGCAACCTGGTATTGAACGAACAATTCTCGTAAATTTTTGCGGAGAATCTGCGCATTTATAATCTGAATCCAACGAATAAAGCCGCGTTTCCCAATACAATACCGTTGTTTGTTGTCGCCAAACACAGACTGACAGATGATTTTTTGCATGTCACTTTGACAAATTGGGTCTTTTTTAAGTCTGTCTAGTTGATTTCTGGTTTGAATTCCAAAGAAATTACATACCGGTTCAATAAAAATGTTTTGATTTTCATCTCTTAGGATCGTTTTGTAGAGTACCAATTCCAAATTTGTTTCCATCTGTATGAGTATTAAAGTTTGATGTGTACAAATGTAAGTTATTATTTCTATTGATACCAAAAGAAACAATATTTATTTTTAAAAAATAGTAAAAATTTATTTTTATTTCTTTTGAAAGTCGGTTTTTAGACCTACATTTGCATTCAATAGAAATACTAAAAAATACGTTTTATGGTAAAGGAAGCAACTAGCCTGAAAATGGAAAAGCCTATCATGGACAGACTTAGAATAGAAGCAGCTAAGGAAAACCGGTCCATAAATAACTACATGGAAACGGTTCTAATGAAGCATTTTAAGGAACTTGATAAGCAAGAAGAAAAAGAAAACCCGGCAGATTAGCCGGGTTTTTTGTTGGGATAAAACCCAGATGTGGGTTTTTAAATACTCGGAATTCCGCGTTTATATTACCAATTATCCTCTGTACTTTTCATTTTCTTCTGTAATTTAACCAGAATGCTATTTAATTCTATTTCGGTTTTACAAATCAAATTATAATTAGCTTGTAATGCCTGCGCCGCACCTTTTGCTTGCGACTTATTTACTTTAGTTCCCTGGGGTGGATTATTAATCAACCATTCAGGATCCCTCGCATTCTTATAGTAATCTTTGTTATTTAGATATGTCCCAAATGGCTGTTCCATTGGCCCTAAAAGCTCATTACTCGTTTTGATTGTAATATCAGTGATATCACACTTATACTTTCCATCCTTTATCGAAACTTTGATTGTAAAATTCGGGTACCAATCCATTGTTATTGGTACTTTAACAATCCCGCCAGCAATATAACTCTCCGAAATATGCGTTGAACCTTTACCAATTAATTTACCGGCAACAGGATCATCCATTTGCAATACATTATTTGCAGAATTAAATGTTTCAGCAAACCACTCTCTGGCTGTGGCATAAAGTTGATCTATGTTTTTGCCTGGTACTTCAACGACCTCAGAATACTCCTGGGAGAATGCAAACAGCGGTAAAAATAGAATCAGAAAGAATAGTTTTTTCATTGTATGCTTGTTTTTGGTTTAACAATATTCTGCAAGTTACGGCAACCGGTCAACAAATCAAAACCACCCGGCAAAATCAACCTCAAAAAATCGCATTCGGGGCAACTTCCAAAATCAGCCGGTCAACAAATCGCCATCCAGCAAAAACCAATATCATGTATATTATTGATAACCAGACCAAAAACCAACTAAAAAATTTTCAATTTTTTGTTGTTTGAAGGTTGACTCCGAGCCCGCCCTCCCGGGCATATGCGACTGCAAAGGGTCGCGATGGCCGGAAATATGACAAACGGCCTGACCCTCAGGTTCGTAAATCCAACCTGTTTTAGGTTGGGGGTGCATGGGTACCATGCCCCTCTTTTAAATGATTTGGGGTAACTTTTATTTATCCCACCGTGGATAAATCACCTGAGCTTTGCTTACGCATGCCCTTGTTTAGGTTGAGCCATTGCTTGCGACATAATAGATACTTGAACGCATCAGAGAAGTTGGTTGATTCTTTGGGTAGCTTATGAATTGGTAAGCCTTCACTCTTCTTATCCTTGACAATCATCTTACGATTGTTTCGAGTAACTACCTTTGATGGAGCCTTCTCAAGCGATGACTTGAGACATGGACAGTTGAACTGATCAATACACACAACAGGCAGAGCAGTGTTAGTCTCAGATAACAGATCGATCATGAAGTTATACTCAGTGTTTGAATGAATGGTAGCCTGTCCAATTGATCGAAGGATTACCTTCCAGCCTGTACGTTTGCCATCCTCACTCTTTTCAATTGCTTTCTTTATTTGCGAAGCAAGATCCTGACCTGACTTAGCATAGTTATTACCTGCACGATCATAGTAAAGGTTGAGTGTCTTCTCTTCATGTGGTTTGAAGTACTCAATGAACTGATCTGCTAACTGTCTGATTGAATTAGGTGGTAATGTATATAACTCTTTGAGTAGGTTATAGTCTCGTTTCTTTCCATCCTGGGCAATGATCATGCTCATCATGTTACCGAAGTCCATACCGGCATCAATGGCTTTTGTCTTATCCAACTTAGCCAGGATCCTGCAATCTTCTGTATCCCGGATACCGAAATAGTCACTCCAGTGTGCATCGGCCCCATCCTGATAGAAATGCTTTTCAGATAGCTTTAAATAAAAGCGATTGCCAGCCATCAGTTTTGGCTTTAGTGAAAGGATTGCCTGTGCAACGTCTTCCAGATTGGTTTCAAACTCTTCAGAGAAGAAATCGACTCCTAAAATATCAGCATTGATAAACGAACTAGCAACCCAAAAGAAAACAGATTTTTTACGGACCTTTCTCCATCTGGATTCCCATCGGTCGAGTTTACGTTTGACAATTGCCAATTCTTTTCGGTCGCCAGAATCTTTAGCGATTACGTATTCCTTTTTGATGTCATTATAAACGAAGCCAGTTTTGAGAACCCGAACGATTTGTTTAACGTCCATCCGCTTGCGATGCTTCAGGATCCAGTCATATTCACCAATCAAATTTGGGTTTGGCATGTCGGTGGTGAACGTCTGGGAGCGATAAAAAGGTGAATGCCCAAACTTCACTTTAAATCCGCGGACTGCTTTGGTTAATTTGGCAATCTTATCTTCCCTGAAAAACTTGACTTCATCACCAATGATGGCAACATAGGATTTACCGGCCGCTGTAGATGGCCGGTCGAGTGAAATAAAAGTGAGGTTAAAACCATTGAAAAATATAACGGTGTGTTTGTAGCTGGAGATAATATTTACCGGCCGGGATTTCCAATGTTCGAGTGGTTCTTTTTCAACCACATAATGAATGTCCTCTTCCCATCCCAGGAGGCGCAAACCTTCCTGCATGGTTGGCCAAACGTTTTTCTGAAGGTTGGTGAATGTATCGGCAACCAGAGCAACTGGAGCGCCTGGAAGATCGTAAACCATTTCCTGAAGCCGTTCGGCCTGAAATGCGGTTGTTTTGGTCGATCCACGGCCACCAATGAAATAAAGTGATCCGGGCATCATTATTCCACTGGTTTGCGCCAACCAGTTCATGTAACGGACTTCAACGTCCGGACGGTCCAGATCAATCTTCGTCGGTTTGGTCATTGAGCATTTCTATAAAGTCAATATCTTCAACCATTGCTTCCTGTTTCCAGCGTTTTTTATCCGCGGCTGACTCATCCAGTTCGTCAATTTCTTTAGCCAGGGCATTGCGGTCGATTGGTGGCAATTTGGCCTGTACCGGGTTCATAGTGTAAATCTTAATTGGCCGTTCGTACAATTCTTTTGGAATATTGATCGGGTCGGGCTGATCCAATTGGCGGGCTTTGTAGCTATCCCAAAGTAATGCGCGGTAAACTTCCAGGTCTTTAATACAGGTCGCACCATCTAATGCGAGTTGTGCTGCCTGTTCAAATTGTTCGGCTTTCAGGTTACGGGCTGCACGTTTATCTATAATTTCATCGGAATAGAACAAATTGATTGATTCCTCGAACATCTGTTTGGCACGATACAGACTGATATCGAACGGTTTTTTACTGAAGAAGGCAATCGTTTCATTGATCCCATACCGGCGACGCATCGAGTTCATTTTGACAAGAATATCCAAATAATCAATCTCATCCGGAGTGAGATTTGATTTGCTCCCGGTTTCAATGTATTCAGCAATTTCGTGATACCGGCTGATCTCGAACTTATTCTTTGCCATAAATAATCCTTTCTTTCAATTCCTGAAACCTGATTTGAAACCGTCGTTTATCAAGGCGTTGCGCCTGCGTAGCATTTCCTTCGTTTGCTGCTTTTTGGGTGGCAATCGTTTCGTTAGCTTCATTCACAAGGATCCCACGCTCATAATGGAACCTGATCCGGCTATCTTCACGGTAAAACTCCTGCAGGAATGTTTCCTTGTCGATGCCAAAATACATGGCTATCTTTTCGGGAGTATAGCCAACTGCGGCAATGTATTCAAGGTTTTCAACTTCATTAAGCGGAAACCAAAAGGGCCATTCACTTAGTATATCCGGTTCTGAATTCATAAATTCGTTTTGATCTCATGAAAATGTATTGTTCCTCTGCGCTGTTTTCCGAAAAGTTTCCCG